ATGTGTTCATATGGCGTTCTTCCGCATACAAAAGCGATTAAACCACCCAATCGAGTTATTTGTCCTTGTGATAATTTTCCACGATGAGCAATTTTAGTGATCATTACTTATCCTATTAGTTTTTTATAGGTTTTACTTCCAACAATACCATCAGCAGTTAATCCGTTTGATTGTTGCCATTCCATTACTTTTGCTTTTGTAACTCTGCCGAAATGCCCATCTGCATCAAGACCTAAAGCCTCTTGAATATCTTTTACTTTATCGCCTGTACTGCCAACCTTCAGCAAAATTGGACTTGGTTTTGGAACATATGTGCCATCTAGTATTTCTATGGCTCTAGCGTAATGATGTTTTCTGTCTTCAATTCCTATAGTCCCACCATTAACTAGCTTGGTCATAGTAACAATATCACCATCATCTGCTGATCTGTTGATGTTTCTACTATCCCAATACCAACAAGCACTATGCAAAGCACCCATTTTTGTTTCTAAATATTCTATTGCTTCTGAAATTGCCATATTCATATCATTTGCAAATCTTGTGACGTTTGAACGGCCAGTTAATTGAATGACCCCACGGCCACGAAATTTCCAACCATCATTGCTCTCAGTATCACCATTTTTCATTCTATTAGCATATACTACGTTTGCTATGTCTTGAGGCTTTCTATGGTACTTCTCTGCATCTCTGCCAGCATTTTTGAAGTATTTAGGAAAGATTGCGTTCAAACCTTTCGCTGAATAGTTCAAATTTTCTTCTAAAACTGTAAAATTTAAACTTTCATGACCGCATTGAGCTATGAAACCAGCAATACGTGCTGGCGTATTTATTTCATATTGTGGCAATAACTCTTGCATTGGCTTCACCCAATCTGACCAATTTGAGTTGCCATGAAGTAATTCATTTACTTGATCATCAGTAAGTTTCATTTTCTATTCCTTTATTTCTCAATTTTTTTGAGTTTTTCAACTGATCTAAGTCCACCTAAACCTAGCATACCCATCATAACTGTAAGCAAGCTACCCATGTCAAATTCTGGTAAAGCTGGCATATCTACACCAGCCGCCGTAACTCCAAAGACAATAAGAGGTTGCAGTACAAAATGATAAGCAAAAGCAAATCCACAAACCCAACCTATGAATGGTCGCCATCCACCTTTGAATAAAGAGCCGCTAGAGGCTTCTGCTTTGTTTATTTCAAGTTGCCCCATAAGTGCCTCTTGAGCGTGCTGGTCGGACATTGTGGCGATCTCATGAGCTAAAGCGGCCTTTTGATCTTTATCTTCAATAACTTTATCCAATAAACCAGTAACTGGTCCTATTAAACTTGCTAACATTATTGCATTCTCCTTTTATCAAGTAATTCTTGCAAATCCTTTTTCTTAGTACCGCCATCATACATCCACGCGAAACCTTCATCTATGAGCATTTGATTTAAAGATACTGTTGCATCAGGGTTCATATATAAATACCCAATCATTCTTCCGAATTTACCATCTTTTTCTGTTCTAACAATTAATTTATCAGCGTTCATGATTAAGCTTTTGAGATAATCTTTAGCTTGAAGACCTAGTTTCTTTTCTTCCAAGTCTCTAGTTCTACTTTCTGGTGTATCTATTCCACCCAAGCGAACACGTTCTTTTTTAGTCAAATCAAAGCCCAGATCAATTTCTACATCTACAGTATCACCATCAACGACTTTTAAGACATTTTTTACAAAATATTGATACATAATTAATCACCATTTTTTGACTTAGAGCCACCCATTTTAGTAACACCAAAGAAAACACCTACTACGCCCGCAACACTTAAAAAGTATATACTGGCCATATCACCAATAATGTTTGCGGCTTTGTCTAATCCTAATCCGCTGGTGATAACTACCCCTGCTGGATATAGTAACATGCCCCATAAACAGAACCAAGCCATCTTGCGCTGGGCATCCCTTTGTGCATCGTCATCGAGCATTTTTAAGCGCTTATCTTCAAATGCTATTCTATCCCATTCAGCTTGGTCAATAGTACCATTTCCATCCAAATCAGCTTTTTCAAATTCAGTCATTTTTTTACTCCTAATTTGCAAGGGGATTATCTAAAGCCCTTTGCACTAACTTCTCTAGCCGAGCTTCTAACTCTGCCATATCGCCTTTTTGTGTACTTCTTAGCTGTTCTCTTTGTGTTTCAAAGCGCCTAGAAGCTTTGTCAATCATATCACGCGCATCATCTAAAACATTACGAACTAATTGTTCTGTTCTATCCGACTGTTTTTCTAATCTAAGAATGTCATTTTTTAAATTATTTTTAATGTCGCGTGTGTAATCTATCCCTTGTTCTGATTTTTCCGTTAATGCTGTTATCTTATTATCTATAAATCTAATTTCAGCCTGATATTCATCTAAATCAAGGCCAGCAACAGCCTCGACCTTCTGCCACATCAGAAAACCTCCATATAAAGTTCCTGTGATTGTGCTTAGAAACGCAAGTATAGCCATAATTGACCCAAAAGTCAGCTTAAAACCACCAACTTTGACTTTTTTGTCAGCCAATCCGTCAATATCATCTGCAATTTTTGTTGTATCCACCATCAGTCCTCAAACTCCATTTCAACATTTTGCAAGTTTTTAAGTGCTTCGATTTCGTCACGTAGTTTTTGTATTTCCAATCTGCGCTGTGCCAGCTCTATCTGGTATAAGTCATTACAATTGATACGCGCTTTTGGCTTATCCAGTGGAATAACTATTCTTGCATAAACACCTATATCTCGCCCTTTGCTGTTTGTATCTAATCCAGAAAGAACACCTGTAACGCCATATTCAAGATTTACTCCGCCACCTACAGAATTGCTACATCTCATATTTCCTGTAGAGAAACTATCTGACTGATAATTCATAGGTGGGCTTGGCAAAGCAAGTGACAAAGAACTGTTCTCTGCCGTTGCTATGTTAGCCAAAAAACATAATATAAATACTAATCTCATAGTGGTTCTCCACCTAATTTTTTATACCTCATAACCTTCGACATGTTTTTCTGTGACCCAGTAAAATAAATTTTCTTTTGCTTTGTAATATTCATTTCTACTATCTGACCCTGCCCCATCAGCTATTTGCAAAAGCTTTTCATCTATTTCTTTTTTTAATCTTTTTTGCTCACTTACCATTTTTTTACTTAATTTTTTCATAGTGGTTCTCCACCTAATTTTGAACATACTAAAGACGATACTACCGCCCTTGATTTATTTGATTTTAAAATTTTTGAGGCAGTGCAAATATAAACTGCCTTATTTAAATCAGATTTTCTTAAATAAATATCAAAATCTACTTTTTCTTGATAATCTATTTTTATTATTTTGCGTTTTGTGGTAAAATCCATTTCTTCAAAATTCTTGTCAAACAAACCAATTTCATAATAATTTATTTCTTTTCGCCTGTTCAATAATCGTAATTGCACCTTAACCACGCCTTCGACGTGAGAAGGTAATATTCTAGGATACGCTGGGGTTTGCTCATGTGATTGAGCATAAGTTCCCAACATAAACCCAAGTATGGTAAATAATATTACTTTGGTATGCACGTTGCTACTACTGAAGCGGTATATGTACCCCCAGAAAAAGGTTTAGCTTGTCCATAGACTGCACTTGAAGCTGTAGAAAACCAAGTAGAACCAGCCAATGTCAAATCGAATATGGTCGTACTGTCCACCACAGTTTTTGCGGCTTCATATGCTGACATTCCAGCAACAGACGTTTGCGTAACGCTTGTACTGCCTGTCCATGCAACTGTATCTGATAAAGTTGGCGATGAACTAAAAGATGTTGGGTGAGTGATATTAGCTGTATAAGCATCAGCTATAGAAACATCATATCTTATTACAGGCAAAACCCCACCATCAGCGGGTGTTGTGCTTAATTTACTGGCAATAGGGTTTCCATATACACCAGATTTTGTTGTTTGAATTACGCATTTGGCCTCGACACTTCCAACAATGTCAACATTTGCTACTGCTGGGCAAGCCAGTAATATAAAAATTGTACTTAAATATTTCATCATTCTTTTCCTTTTAATCATATTGCAAGTCCACTAATTGATTATGCAGAAGTTGCTGTGCTAAATTATTTCTTAAACCTTTTTTATTATCTGGCAAATTGCCACCATTTAAAACTACTTTATCCTTATATATACCACCATTAATCTTAGAATTATAGTATGTGTCGATATTAGTCGATGAATTCATAGCGTTGATGATCTGCGACTGCCCCTGATCAAGTGTAAGAGTTAATGCATTTTCAGCTTGAGCTAGACCCAACTCTATTCTTGTTTGTTCTTCTTTTTCCTCGTCTTCATCACGCTTTGCTTCATCTTCATCATAATCCGCATCAGCTTTTACATCTATATTATCCACAACAGCATTATCATCTAAAGCGTTATATATTTCATATTCAATAACAGGCGGTACTGGTTGCCTATATCCAGCACATGATGGGTCAGCCTGTGGGTCAAAACATTTATCAAGCCTATAACTATATATGACTATAGCGTCTTTAACTTCACCTGTTCCCTCAACTTCAATCGAGCCATTTCCCCAATGGGCTGATGGTATATTTGGCAATGAAAAAGATTTTGCGATTGTATTGCTTGGAACTCCTGACCAATCATCAGTTTCTTTGAATGTGTATCCGTCGCCATTAGCATTTAAATTACCAACATGGACAAGCATATCGTCCTCTGGATTTTTTACAGTAGTATATTTGTAAATTAACCCATTTACATCTAGCCCAATACCTTCTGGCAAAACATTAGCCATAGTCCAGCTTAGAGAAGTCCCTGCGGCGTTTCCAGTTGTCCCGTATGTGTATGGCTCACATTGCGAGTAAGAAGGCAAGAGTGCTAAAAATAACGCCCAGCCCAATTTTTGTTTCCGTATTACCATCAAATATATTCCTTACTGGACTATTTTGTTCATACTCAATTTGATCTTCAACAGCTTGCATTTCCCAAGCTAACCTAGCTTTATCCCCCACCAACCCATCCTTGGGACAGGGTGTCCCCGCGTTGAGCATGGCTTCAAAAACGATTTTATCACTACACATAATACTCACCGCTGAGACGCGCATTCCCATGTCATACATAATGGAAGCTTTTTTTAGTAACAGGCAATTTTCTTCAGTGAAAGTTGTCCCTGCGCTGATACCTAATATCTGCGTTTGAACTGCGCCAGCAACGCCCACAGTACATAAATCTGAATTGCTATTGCTAATATTTGGACTAATGGCTGATGGTGGTGGGCTGTTTACTGTTGTTTCCATAGTGCCGCTTGAAATTACTTCAGAAGTGCTTTCAGTGACAATTGGGTCATTTGCTCTAGCAAGACTGCCAATTAAAAAACCAATTAAAACTAAGAAAAAAAATAATAAAATCCTCATTATAAACCCCTCCTAGAGTTATAATCTTGATTTAAACTCCGACCAGACAGCGAATGAAACAAACCCAAGCACAAATATTGTACCCCATCTGATAGCAGTTTTCCAAACCGAGCTTTTAGTTTCTCTCCATCCTTCGAGAAGATTTCGCAATTCTTTTACATCATGCACAGCGTTTTCGTCGTGCAATCCTATTCTGGACAAAGCTCTATCTGAGCCTTTTTCTGCGGCTTCTAGTATAAGGGCTTTTAATTCGCTACGTGTTATACCATGCATTTTTTCACCATCAGGCAATGTCATCTGTAATTTCTACCTCTATGAAGCGATTATTTGGAAAAGTTTCAATCTCTCCGCCAGTAAAAGTTACCTCAAATTCAGCTTCATAAGAACCAATTGTGTCTGTATCTGCCGCAACCCAGCTATAATAAACTAAGCCATTATCTGCGTTTTCTATAACCGCCGTCGCGTCTACTTTTGCAGTAGTGTCTCCTGTTTTTCTCATATGAAACCTAATACTTGCACCAGTTAAATCAACAACCGCACCCAAGCCATCTTTTAGAGTAGCTTGCAATGCTGGTGAGGTATCATTTTGTTTAATAAAGAACGCCATATTCTATCCTTACACGTTTTACGCCGCTAATTCAACGTTATTTGGTTTATTGTTAATTATACAATTATTTGAAGATTTGATAGTTGTATCTACAATAGACCTACTTTCAGCTTCATTTGCTACTCTACCTAACGCCGCATCATAAAGAAGTATTGGAACAATAGGCGCACCAGAGATCAATTCACCTGTAGAGAAGTTATAAACATGCGCTAATGACGCTTCATCTATTGATGGAACTCCAGATGTTATAGAATTTGCATCTAAAATATGAGCTTGTAAAAATGCAGTTTCTGGAACTGTAGGCTGTTGAGTATCTATATTATTGGTTGTGAATGTTTCATCTTCAAACATCGTTGTATCATTAACAATAGATGGTGCTGTATTTATATTTGCTGTCGTAAATACATTTGTTTCTATAATCGACGATATATCAATTGTTGGAATGCCAGAATTTATATTTGAAGTGCTAAATGTATGCCCTTGATCAAAAAGGGCTAACGGAAGATCAGGTGAATTTCCATCAAGGTTATCGCCTTGGAAAACATTTCCTTCTGTAATATCTGCATCTGAAACACTTGGTGCTTGCGCTTCAAGGTTAGCCGTTACAAATGATTCACCTTCACTTACAAATTGATCTGGAACATCTGGCGCTCCAGAAAGCAATTCTGGTGTTCCAAAATTATGTCCTTGAATGATTGTAGAACCATAAATCTCAACTGCTGGGGTAGTTATTGCATTAGCAGTAAATGTTTCTTGTTCAGATATGCCATGATCAGGAACGATAGGCGCTCCAGTGAGAAGCTCTGGCGTTGTAACTATATGCACTTGGAATATTGGGTTAGTGCCTACTGCTGGGGCTTCTGTATCCAAATTAGAGGCATTGAAGGTTTCATCTTCTGATACAGATAAGTCTGGGACAGATGGGGCTAGTGTTATTAATTCATTTGTATTAAAGTTATGGCCTTGATTAAGAACTAACTGTAGAAGTATTGGCCTATTTGAAATTAAGTTATTGGCAACAAAAGTTTCATCCTCTTGCATAGTTGCATCATCTGGTACTGGCTGTTGTGTAGATAGCGCTTCGCCAATTAATATTTGGGTTTGATTAATAGCAGATGTAGACAAAATAGGTTGCAATGAAATTACATTATTTGCAGTCAGTATGTTTTCTTCTGAAAAAGCTCCTTGGTCAATATCGGGGGCTTGTGCTTCAAGATTTTCAGCAATAAAGGTTTCTCGTTCCGACATTGGTATATTTGGAACGTCTGGATTTGCTGATATAAAGTTTGGCGCTTGTATTTCTTGATCTTGATTTATTGTGGCTGTTCCAAGAACTGGACTTGCTGACAATAGTTCTGGCGCACTAAGGCTTTCGCCTTCAGACATATTAGCATCATCAACGTCTGGTGCATTTGTTATTAGATTTGCAGTGCTTAGAACTGCTGATAAATTAAATATTCCTTGAGGTATTGTAGGTGCGCCGACTGTAATGCTACCAGCGCCAAGAATATTTTTTTCTGTTATATCTGCATTATCAATATCAGGGCTAGATGTGGTTATTCCAACAGCATTGAGTTCATAGTTTTCAGTTCCAGCATCAGCAAAAGGCGAACTTGCAAAGGGACTAGAACCAAAAGACATTATAAAACTCCTATTTACTTATTGCATATATATCATGTTTTTCTGTCCAAACCAAATAGCCATTTTCCTCTAGCTTCTTAGAAAGTGCTATATCGTCAACATGCTTGTGTTCTACTTTGATTATTTTTGGCTTAACATTAAAGGAATAATTTAGAAATATGTTTAATTCATGGCCTTCTACATCTACTTTTAAAAAATCTATTTCTTTAATGTCAAAAAGCAAATCATCTAATGTCATAGAATTTACTGTTATTTTTTCTTTAAAATCATTAATTCTATCAGGGTGTTTGCTTAATTGATAACCAATATGATTATCAGAAATAATATGAGAACATCCCTTTATCCAATCTCGATCATCCCTGCCAACAGCCATATCAAGATTTCCGCTAGTATCCGATATTGCATAATCCATAACATGAACTGGTAAATCTTTATAAATATCTTTAATTCTTTTATATAAATATGGAACTGGCTCTACACAAATTCCATGCCAACCAGATTGTGCAAGAGGCAAACAGGTATCAAAATCAGCAGAACCTATCTCAACAAACATTTTAGCCATTCAAATCTCCTTTATATCTGCTTGTCCACATAGTAAGGCTATATTTAACACCAGATGTTAGTTCATTTACATGGTGGCCATGTGTTACTTGTGCTGGGAACAAAATGCATTGCCCATTTTTTACGTTGATATTTGAAAAATCTTGTCTTGGAAAAATTAACTCTGCGCCTTCATAGTCGCTGTTTAGCTTTACACTTCCAGTTACTAAAGATGCATCTGTATGCAAGGGCAGAGATGTTTGCGTATCTGTTGTATATCTCATAGTAAAAGCGTCCCTAAGGCCGATATGCTCCATAGGTGGCCAAAACCCTTCTGATATTTTGCCTAACTTTTCATGCCAAAGTCTTTCGTATTCATGCCAAAGACCCAAATCTTTAAGCCGTATTTCTTGCGCTGGGAACTTGTCGCCTTCCATAGCGCCCCAATTTCCACGACTTTCAGATTTATCTATTAGAAATTTACATTGATTTTCAGTTAAAAAGTCTGTCACCAATATATCTTTAGCAACTTCTTTATAATCTAAAGTTAAATAATATGGGCTGACAACTTCTGCTTCTGATTTCGTAAATCCAAAGATACTTGCCATTTCTACAAAGTGTTCTTTAGCTTCATTCCCACCATTGCCATGATATATACATCCACAACATTTAGTTTCAAAATTCCACAATTGATTATTAACAAATTGCACATTTTTATCATGGTTTTGAAAAATATAAGCCTCATAGTCTAACAAAACGCTATAATCTGTCTCAATTCCAAACATAGCTAGGTATCTTTGCTGGCAATAAAGCTGATCATCACCATTTGCTGGTTCAGTTATTGGCAATGAGATAAAGCTATGAAGGGCTTTTGCTGTGCCAATATAGCAACCACTATTTAAATATTTATATTTTGTGCCTGTATCTGCCCATTTATTTTCTGTATTTTTATCAGGCCAACATTCACTTTCTGCCCCAAATACAATATCAGCACCCATTTGTTTGTATCTCTCAAGTACATTTAAAGGACTATCTGTAAAGAACGTATCATATCCGTCTAGATACAAAATAATTGCATCATCTGGTGCTGTTGCAAGATATTCATTGACCAATTGTATCTTAGGCATACCAGCAAGACCTTCCATTGGGTCTCGCCAAGGGTGATCTTTACCTACATTAATAACTTCAATGTTATATTTTTTTGCTGATTGCTCTAGCGCCCACATTTTTTCTGGTTCTGTAGCAACTGTAATTATTCGAAAATCAATGTCTTTGCCTTCTAGCATTTCTGTATCCTCTATGGTTGATGGTCGAATTGACCTTGGTATTTGATCTACAATAGGTGTTTTATAGAAGTAATTATTTTTATTTTTTAGCTTTTTAGGAAGCCACTCATCAACAGGTATAATGGCCTCACTATAACCATTTATTAGGTACTTGGCAATTTCTGGTGTTATAGCATATGCGTGTGCATTGTACCAATAACCCAATGAATTATTCCTATAACCAAGCCAAACGCTATCGTAATCTTTTAATAAATTGTCTATTTCTTCTGTATCAATGCCATGAATAACAACATCTTCCTCAAGAATAATGCCATTTTTACCGCTATCTATAATTTTCTGCCAGACCCTAAAATGGCTTACCGCACATGCAAATTCACCTTTTATAAGAGGTCTTTTATGTAATGGGTCAATCCATGTGTTGTCTGGTGTGCATTGAGAATTAACAATAGCCTCTCGCCATGTGTATTTTCTGCCATCAAACGCATTCCCATTTAAGGATATTTGATGAATTATTGGCATTATTTTTTTCTTTTATGCCAAAATAATTTTTTGTATCTGTCTTGAAAAGTAGAAATAAGCGCGTGTTCACCTATTTTATATTTGTCTTCATCTCTTTCGCCAACTTCGATTTCATATTTTTCTCTTTTAAAAGGTACAACTTGAACTAATGGTGTCCCTTGAGGTATAAGAAATTCGCCCATTTTATTGCCCTTCCAAACAAAAGGGAAATTAACTGGCGTATAAAATTCATCTGTATCTACAATCCCCTCTAATATCTCAATATCAGTAGACCAATTATTTGATGGGTTTTTAAATTGAACAGAATAACCTTTTGGAGTTTCTATCGACCAAGGGCTTTGAAATTTAAGCAAATCCTTGCCAATTTTAAACTTTTTTAAATCACATGCTTCGCCTACTTGCTCCCATCCATGCCTACTAATTGCTTTATCTTGATCTTTAACCCCAGACATATGTGTATTTATTACTAATTCATCACATTTTACAAAATGCTTTATTTTTAAACCACCTTCAATCCAAGGCTTACCAATCATTGATTTATCGTAGTAAGCTACAGCACCCTCAACCATTTTTCCATCTTCAGTTATAATCGAATAACCTTGACTGACCACAATCGCTAAATCGCACCAAAGAGGTATAATAAAGCCATTTGAAACACTATCCATAACTGGCATGCATTTTTTAACTGTCCCAGCGTTAATTTTACTAGGAGTACCAACTTGAGGTTTTAGCACCTTAAACCATTCGGGCATAAGTTTATTTGATGGAACTGGATTTGGGAAAGAATTTATTGAAAGTTTATCGCTATGGAATTTAATCCAAGGCTCAGAATATTCCTTCTGGAACAAGCGGTCTAGTAGCGCTTTCATCATTTGGGTAATCTAACCATTCCTGCCTAAATGTAGCTACTGCTACCTTTTGTTCATCCGTAAGGCTGTTATAGCGTATACTGTTCATTTTGTCTATTGTCCAAGCAAAGGTTTCGGTTCTATCTTCCCTTCTTGTATCAACAAAAGTTTCTAAGATTATTTCTGGGGCGACGTATGGCTGTATTGAATTTCCAGCGTCAAGCCAACCCTGTAATATACTATCATTTGCCTGATCTCTTGATGTATTAAAAATTTTAGTAACAACATTTTCAATATCCCCACAAGTAACTGTGAACATAATTTCGTTAAATTGATCATATTCTGCGCTTTCGACGCTTGTTATTTGTAAGGTCATAATGTTCTAATCCTATATTTCATTTGCTTATTATATTGGTTGCCATTTCTAGTGTGAACAAGATTAGCGCCAGCAGATAAATACATCATAAAATTAGCTTCACCTCCAGCGGGGTTTCCGTAACTCAAAGCCGCTGTCGAGGTTAATGGAAGACTTGTAGCGCCATTTGCAGATTTTATAAATACCATACCATAAGAACCAGCACCATTAACTACAATATTAGCACCTAAAAACACATTATTATAAAACTGGCTTTTGCTTTGCATATCAAGCATTGCGCCATTAGTTCCTGCACTAAGTGTAAAGCTATTTGAATTTGTGTTGGTGTAAGAGGAAGGCCAACTTGTATTATTAGGTAAAGCAAGACTAACAATTCCAGCACTAATTTCGCCCTTTTGCCCTTTTGCCCCTGCTGAACCAGTACCACCAGTTGAGCCTGTTTGACCCTTCTGACCTTTTTGCCCAGTGCTACCTGTTGAGCCAGTGTTGCCTGTATTTCCTGTTTGGCCTTTTTGACCTTTCGCACCAGTAGAACCCGTAGAACCCGTAGAACCCGTATTACCAGTTTGACCCTTCTGACCCTTCTGTCCAGAAGACCCAATAAGTTGATGGAATGGGTCACGTATGTAGAGCGACTGTGTTCCTAGACCTGTCCAATTAAGAACAACTATGGATGCCCATACCGCGCCAGATGTAGGTGTATATGTGTAATCAGTTGTTTGCCAAGATGTTGTAGTGCTTACATTTTCTTTCCAATCAGTTCTTCCAGAAGTGTCTTCTTGAACAAGAGTGTTTGCCGCGCTGTTTGAGACAGCAAGCTTACCAGAGGGTAGAGCCGCATTATATTCGTAAACTCTAACATAAAAACCATTGGTAGAGCCGTTTTCGGATTTGTATTTAATTGATAATTTATGTGTTTCACCAGCAGAAAGGTTCACTCTGAAAGCAGGAAACGCACACCCTGATGAAGAGTCAGTTGCGTGTTTAATATCTAACGCTTGTTGAGCGTTACTCCAAGTAAGTTGTGTAGAAGCGCTACCATAAGCTGAGATAGCGCCATATGGGTTATCAATTAAGCCTGTAGCTCCTACTTCACCCTTCTGTCCTTTTTGTCCAGTACCACCAGTTGAACCAGTTGAACCAGTTTGACCTTTCTGGCCTTTTTGTCCAGTAGAACCTGTAGAACCTGTACTACCAGTAGCTCCTGTTTGTCCTTTTTGACCCTTCTGTCCAGTAGCACCAGTAGAGCCAGTGCTACCAGTATTACCAGTATTACCTTGCGCTCCTACTTCTCCCTTTTGGCCTTTCTGACCTTGGGAGCCTGTAGACCCTGTACTTCCTGTAGAGCCAGTTTGTCCTTTTTGACCTTTTTGTCCTTGTATACCTTGAGAACCTGTACCTCCAGTAGAGC